ACCTAAAGCAACGCACTTCCCTACGGCGGGCGTGGCGTGGGATAACGCGTCCTCTACAAAACTGGCGGACATCGAAGCGCTGGCTAACGTTATCCGTTCGAACGGTCTGGCTAATCCGGATATGCTTATCATGGGTGAGGGTTCTTACGAACTGTTTATCCAAGACTCGGCGGTTCTGGAGCGTCTTGATAACCGACGTATCGAGGGTAACGGTATCGTACCCATGGATCGTATGGGTAACGGCGGTATCTATCGTGGTACGGTAGAGATCGGTAACTACAAATACGACCTGTGGACTTACGCAGGCCGCTATAAAGACCCGCAGACCGGCACGTCTACGGCGTACCTCCCGGATGATAAAGTTATTGTCCGTGCCTCGTCTGGGCGTCTGGACGCTACCTTCGGCGGTATCCCACGTATCGGCGCTCCGGACCCACGTGTCCCGGCTGCGCTTACATCACGTGTCACGGTGCCTAGTCAGATGGTCGATCTCCAAATGAATTCATGGATTACGCTCGATGGCGAGACCATGATGGTGCAGGCGGGTACTCGTCCGTTGTTGATTCCTACGGCGATCGATACTTTCGGCTGCCTCGATACAGGTATCTAAATGCTACCCGGTATCGCCGGGGGCTAATCATAAAGGAGCCTAATTATGGCTAGTAATAAAGATTTAATCGCAGAAGCGGAAGCGCTCGCCGAGGGCCTGGATATCGAGATAAATACGGAGGGCCTTAAAAACGCCGACCTTGCAGCTCTTGTATCTGATCTTAAAGCGAAACAGCGCGACGCTGAAAACGTAACCCAAGCAGACGCAGACGCAGACGCAGACGCAGACGCAGACGCAGACGCAGCTGTGTTCACCATATGCACCGTGGCTGCCGGTAAATCGGTTACAAGTAAACGCGGTATCCGTGGAGAGGGAGTAGAGGTCTATCCGGGGGATTTCTCAGGCGGAGAAGACACTATTAACTCTCTTATCGAACGCGGGGTCCTCGTACGATCATGAGCCTCCGCACGCTGGCAGAGAAGCACCTCGGCTTTATCTTAGAGGATAGCGCTACGGGCTTCGGCTGGCCTATTACAGTTACGGACCCCTCGGGTCTGTCCCTGCCTTTTACTGGTTACTCCGATGATATCGCACAGGTCATCGATCCCGATACGGGGCAAGCAGTGAGCGGCAGATTAGCCTCAGTAGCGTTACGTATTTCCTCCCTCTACGAGGCGGGCATGGCGCTACCGAGAGGCATAGCGGACTCAGCGAGTAAACCGTGGGTTATAGAGTTCAATGATATAAACGGGCTCCCGTATAAGTTTAAGGTATCAGCGTCTAACCCGGATAGAGCGCTGGGTGCGCTCGTATGCCTACTGGAGGTTTACGAATGATCCCAGCACTTATAGATAAGCAGGACACCTTCGAGGTAGTACGCGATCAGATAGCCGCGATTCTAGCCACGGAGGTAGCGTCCCAGATGGCGCTCGCTACAGCCGCAGCTAAAGACCCGGACGACTGGAAACTACGTATCTTCTCCGAGCGGTCGAACCCGTGGGAGCAACTACTAAACGAGCAGACAGACCGCAGCCCGATAGTTAACGTATGGTACGATAACTCCGGCTTTAATCAGTCCGCGAGCAACGTGGTAGAGCGACAAGCTACGGAAGCCGTCTATAATATCGACTGTTACGGGTACGGCATGTCCTCGGATGATCCGACCGGGGGGCATGCTCCGGGGGATAAAGAGGCGGCGTTCGAAGTACAGAAAGCTTTACGCCTCGTACGTAATATATTAATGGCGGGGGAGTATACGTATCTGGGGTTACGCGGAACCGTGTGGCAGCGGTGGACCCAATCTATTACCGTTTTCCAGCCACAGCTCGACGGGCGCCAGGTGCAGCAGATAGTAGGCGCCCGTGTAGCTTTTCGAGTCACTTTTAACGAGTTTTCTCCGCAAGTGGCTCAAAATGTGTTAGAATTAGTATCAACAAACGTTAAACGGACGGAAGACGGCGAGATCGCTATTAACGCCGATTACGATTACACTTTATAGTAAGGAGTTACAAGATGGCTATAAGTACAGCAGTAGACCTGTCCGCGGTAGCGCGGGTGGTCGGGATTCAAACAGTATTTAAAGACCTCCGCGGCGGTGGCATTTTATTTCTACCGCAGCGGGCGGCTGTAGTGGGGCAGGGGAACACAGCCTCTACGTACTCTACGGATAAACGCCAGGTAACCAGCGCGACGGAAGCGGCGAGTATTTACGGCTTCGGGTCTCCGATCCATTTAGCGGTTAAACAACTCTTCCCGGTAAACGGTGACGGTGTGGGGTCTATCCCCGTAACGGTCTACCCGCTCGACGATGACGTAAGCGGCGTGGCTTCGGCCGGTGACGTTACAGCAACCGGTACGGCCACGGAGTCCGGCGTCGTTTACGTTAAAGTAAATAATATCCGCTCTGAGGCTATCGTTATCGCGTCAGGTGACGCGGGTACCGACCTGGAAGACGCGGTTACGGATGCTATTAACGCGGTGCTGGATATGCCGGTAACTGCGGTAGCGGACGGTACTGGTAATAAATCAGACCTTACAAGTAAATGGAAGGGCGAGAGCGCTAACGATATCGTGGTAGAGATCGACGGCGAAGTAGCCGGCATTACGTGGGCTATCACTCAGCCGGTCGGAGGCCTCGTTAATCCAGACGTCCAGACCGCGCTGGATCAAGTCGGTAACGTATGGGAGACTATGGTACTCAACTGCCTGAACATTTCCGACACTACTACGCTCGATCTCTACTCTACGTTCGGGGAGGGGCGCTGGGGCGCGCTTGTTCGTAAGCCGCTTATCGTGTTCACCGGTAACACGGCGACTACGGTCACGCTCGCCACTGCGGTATCGGATGCCCGTACAACGGATCGCACTAACTCGCAGCTGGTAGCTCCGGGCTCCAGCGATCTTCCGTTCGTAACGGCAGCGCGTCAGCTCGCCCGTATCATCAAAGTGGCGAACAATAACCCACCACGTGATTACGGTAGCCAGGACGCCACAGGGCTTACACCGGGTACCGATGCTGAGCAGTGGACGTTTGCAGATCGCGACTCTGCGATTAAAAAGGGTAGCTCGTCTATCGAAGTGAAAGACGGCGTTATCAATATCTCCGATGTGGTCACGTTCTACCACCCGACCGGCGACCCGGTACCTGCGTACCGTTACGTATGCGATATCGTTAAGCTACAGAACATTATTTTTAATATTGATCTTATTTTCGCTACGGCCGAGTGGGACGGAGCACCGCTTATCCCGGATGATCAGCCGACTATCAACCCGGAAGCTAAAAAGCCTAAATCAGCGGTAGCTGCTATCTCGGCCATGCTTGACAGTCTCGGGCTTAACGCGATCATCAGCGACCCGGAGACGGCTAAGGCTAACACCTTCGCAGAGATCAGTAGCACAAACCCTAAACGCCTCGATGCGACCACTGCGGTACAGCTGAGCGGCAACACGAATATCATGCCCGTCGATCTTAACTTCGGGTTTTTCTTCGGCACTACTACGGTAGTGGCGTAAACATAAGGAGCACAACATGGCAGCAGTAGGCGGGAGCATTGAATCCGTAGAACTTGACGGCCGTACCTTTTCGGTAGCGGCGGATGCAGAAGCACAGCGTAAGCTCGGCGGCTTCGAAAATGAGGTTATGGCAAACGGAGACGGTACGGCGCGTATCATTAAAACGCGCGTACCGTTCTCTATCGACGGCTTAACCGTAGGCGTGGACGACGACCGGGCGGACCATGAGTTCCTACAGGCGCTATCAGATCGTAACGATTACTTCCCGGTATCGATTACATACGCGTCCGGCGCGGTGTACCAGGGCTCGGCTCAAATCGTAGGCGAAATGCAGACGAGTAGCCAGAACGCTACGGCGGCGGTATCCCTAATGGGACCGGGCGTCTTAACAAAACAGTAGGCGGTGATCTATGGCAGAGAATAAAATTAATGCAGAAATGGCGGAGCTGGAGTTCGAACGCTTCGGGGACGCTATGGATCTGGACTTCGATACGTCTTTCATGGACGAAGAGGACCGTAAAGGGTTCGAGCAGGCTAAAAGACGTATTGTAAAGGCGATCATGTCTGGCGCTATGACTGTTAACGAGGACGGGTGCCCGGTGTTCGTACCCCAGAGAGCGGAGGGGGACGTTAACCCTATTACTTTCTACGAGCCTACGGGGGCTACGTATATGGCTATGGACCGTAAGAAAAAGACTGAAGATATGGGGAAAACGATGGCGCTTATGGCGGATTACACGAAACAAAGCACGGGACTTTTTTCTAAAATGAAAAACGCCGACTTTAAAATCTGTCTGGCGGTGACCACGCTTTTTTTGGGATAGTTAAAACGCCTCTCGTAAGGCACGGCGCGGACGAGAAGCTACCGAGAGGCGGCCACACGTCCGCTGCGGTCTATACCGAGATGCTACTACAGGTAACAAGGGACTATCCGGGGATACCGGATGTTAGAACATTAAAAGCCAGCGAGATCCGATTTTTTTACAACGGGCTCCGCGCAGAGCTTAAGGGGCATACCAAATAATTACGGGGGTGTGATATGGCAGGGCGTTTCAGCGTAGAAGCGGTATTTAAAGCCGTGGATAAAGTCACCACCCCCGTAACCCGTATGCAGAATCGTGTAGGTAAAATGACGCGATCCATGGAGCGAAGCTTTAATCGTTTAAATCGGGGTGTTAGGAATTTTACCGATAACGTCAAAAAGGGAGCGATAGCAGTTACGGCTGCCCTTGCGCTTTCTACCGGCGCTATGGCTAATGTTATTAGCACGGGCGCGGAGTTCGAGCAGACGCTCGTAGCCGCCGCCGCCAAGTACCCGGGGGAGATACGTAAAGGTACAGAGGCATTTAAACAGCTCGAGGACGCCGCGCGTAAGACCGGCGCCACTACCGAATTTACCGCCAGCCAATCCGCGCAGGCCCTTAACTTTCTTGCTATGGCGGGATTCAATGCGGAGAACTCCATATCCGCGCTACCGGCCGTCGTCGATCTCGCTACCGCCGCGCAGGTAGACCTGGCCACCGCTACGGATATCGCCACCGACGCGCTCGGTGCGTTCGGGCTCTCAACCAAAGACCCGGCAAAACTTACCAAAAACCTCGCACGCGTTAATGATGTACTCGTCAAGACTTCAATTAGTGCTAACACCACGCTGGAGCAGTTGTTCGAGTCTATGAAAAAAGCGGGCCCGATAGCGACTACGGCAGGCGTCAGTATGGAGACCGTGGCCGCTCTCATAGGGACCATGGCTAACGCAGGTGTTAAAGCCGAAAAAGCCGGCACCGCGGTAACTAATATGATGCTTAATTTAACGGCTCCAACCTCTAAAGCCACTAAAGCCCTGAGAAGAATGGGGGTGGAGGTTTTAAAAGCGGACGGATCGATGCGAGACGTACCGGACCTTTTAGACAGTATGGAGAACGCGCTATCTAAGCTATCCGATCCGCAAAAAATAGCTATGATGGAGTCTATTTTCGGGCGGGAGGGCCTCGCCGGAGTTACAAACGTGGTGAAAGCGGGCAGTAAGGCGTTTACTGAATTCAGAAAAAGTATAAACGAGGCGGGTGGTACGTCCAAGACCGTCGCCTCCGTAATGCGCGACACGCTGCAGGGCCGCTTAAATTCTCTTAAATCCGCTGTAGAGGGGGTAAAGATATCTATTTTCTCCATGACGGAGGGGCCGCTATCGGATGTAATCGTACGTATGACGGACTGGGTGCGTGCTAACGAGGACCTTATCGCCTCTAAAATCGGCGGCTTTTTGGCACTCGTTTTAAACAACCTTGATGCTATCGGGTCCGCGCTCCTCGCCATAGGTAAAGGCGTGGCCGCGGTTATCGCGCTTGGAATAGCGCTTAAGACGGTATCCGCCGTGCTCGGTATTATCAATCTTATCATGATGGCTAACCCTATCGTGCTCGGTATTATGGCCGCTGTAGCTGCGGTAGCGTTACTGTCCGGAAAGCTGGACCCCGTACTCGAGATCATAAAGAGTATAGGCAGCGGTATCTCCGATGCGTTTAGCGCCGTTGGATCTCTCGGGGCTATCTTCGGTATGGGCGACGACGAAGACAAGAAAGCGCAGGCCGCAGTACCGCAGATGGTAAGTCCGCAGGATAGGGTAGCGAGAAGCGTCCAGGAGAGCCGTACCACCTCTACCGCAGAAGTCACGATCCGCGACGAGACCGGCCGCGCGGAAGTGACGGGCGGTAAGCTCGGAGGCGGTCTCGCCTTAGAGAAAACAGGAGCTCTATAATGGCGTGGAATGATCGAATAAGAGAAGCGGCCTACACGTCGCCCTCCGGCACGCGTATACGTTTCGACTACGAGAACGTTAACAAATCCGTGGATAAGAAGACCACCGCTTTTGAGTTCCCGGACGCGGACGGTACATACGTGCAAGACCTGGGCCACACGGGTAGACGGTACCCGCTCCGTATATTTTTCTGGGGCGACGAGTACGACACTCGGTCCGACGCGTTCGAGGCGGCGCTGCTAGAGCGTGGCACCGGCGTACTGGAGCACCCCGTATACGGCGTTATAAATGTCGTACCCTTCGGCACCATAACGCGCCGTGACGATCTTAAGACGGCGGCTAATCAGGCTATCCTGGACGTAGCATTCTGGGAGACTGTGGGGCTGATATACCCGTCCACTCAAAACGACCCGGCCAGCGAGGTACTTACCGCCGTATCGGATTATAACGTGGCCGCCTCGGAAGAGTTCGCGACGGTAACCGATCTGGACTCTGCTGTAGAGAAAGCTACTTTTGAGGGCGGCTATACGGCGCTACTCGATCAGGCCGCAGGGGGGCTATCGTCTATTGCCGATACGCAGGACGATGTACGTACGCAGTTTAACGCCGTGCTGGATTCTATAAATCAGGGCATAGACGTACTGATAGCGGACCCGCTCTCGCTCGCGTTTCAAACAGCGATATTACTACAGGCTCCCGCTCGAGCGCAGACCAGCATAACGGCCAGACTCTCGGCGTACTCTGATCTCTCCGACAGTATTATCGCCAGTGTGGGCGCTATGGACAGTAACGAATTCCACGCTAAAGATCTTTACGCGTCCACGTATTTAACAGGGGCGATAGTATCCGTAATTAATAATACTTTCGATACGAAGTCCGACGCGCTCGCCGCTGCCGAAGCTACTCTCGCGCAACTGGAAGCAGTAACCGACTGGCGGGACGACAGCTTCGCGGAGCTATCCGAGATCGATACGGGCGCCGCGTATCAGCAGCTACAGAACGCCGCCGCGCTCGCCGCCGGGTTCTTAGTGGAGATATCTTTCTCTTTAAAGCAGGAGCGCAGCGTGGTACTGGACCGTGCGCGGACGATCATCGATCTAACAGCAGAGCTTTACGGAAGTGTGGACGATAAACTCGATTTTTTGATAGACTCCAATAATCTAAGCGGATCTGAAATACTAGAGCTGCCGGAAGGTCGCGAAATTGTCTACTACATATAGCGTAATAACCGGCGATACTTTCGCCAGCGTATCCAGACGAAAATACGGAACCGAGAACGAAGCGGGGTTCATAGCCAGAGCTAATCCCGGAGTAGCGGAGCCGCTAACTGCCGGCACCGTAATAAACACCCCCGCGCTCCCCACGACGCCGGTAGACTCTCCGCAGACCGCGCCCTCCGACAATGAGAACGAGACCGCGGTATTAATTGATGGTAAGCGCTTTAGGTTCTGGACGGCGGTACGCATAACGCGGGCGATTGACACCATGGACACGATAGAACTGTCCGCACCGTTAGACGTGGACGCCCCAGACTTTCGCGATACGTTCCGCCCGTTTTCCTATAAACCGCTTACCGTCACTGTAGGGGGCGATCCGCTCTTTACCGGCACGATGGTAGCCGTGAGTCCCACGCTGGTACCGGACGGTAAAACCGTGGCCGTAAGCGGGTACGCTCTTCCCGGAGTGCTAAACGACTGCACACCGCCGGCGAGCGCGTTCCCCCTAGAGTTTAACGATCAGGGGTTAAAAGAGATCGCCGCCACTATCGCCGCGCCGTTTGGTCTTAAAGTAGAACTCGCTGCGGGGCAGGGCGCGGTATTCGAACGCGTAGCCGCGGAGCCCGGTAAAAAAGCCCTTACCTTCCTCGCGGACCTCGCTAAACAGCGTAACCTCGTTATATCGAGCACCCCGAGAGGCGCGGTGCTATTCTCTCAGTCGGTAGACGCAGGGTCGCCGGTCGGAAAGCTACAGCAGGGGCAGAGCCCCGTAATCTCCGTAACGCCTTTTTTCAGTCCGCAGGAATACTACAGCCACATTACGGGGGTAGAACCTGTTATCGTGGGTCTCAGCGGGTCGCAGTTCACCGTAAAGAATCCTCGGCTGCTCGGGGTTACGCGCCCTCTTACGTTTAACGCGCCCGATACGGTAGATGCGGACGTTAAAACTGCGGTGGAGGCCAAAGCGGGCCGTATGTATGGGAACATGGCGGCGTATTCCGTACGGGTATCTACGTGGCGCGACCCCTCCGGAAAACTGTGGACGCCTAACACTACGGTAATCCTACAGGCTAAAGATGCTATGATATACTCAGAGTATGAGTTTGTAATACGCTCCATAGAGTTCGTACGGGAGCGTGCGGAAGAGTTCGCTACGCTGGATCTGGTAGTACCTGGGGCATTCAGCGGAAAAATACCGGAGGCGCTACCATGGGACGAATAGCCAGAGTATTATCTTTCGTACGGTCCCTTAGCAACGGGGCGAAAGTAACGGACGTTAAGTCGGACCCGGGCGGCGGCGCGAATACAACCGCGCAGCACTTCGCCCCGGCCGGTGACGACTCGCACCCGCTGGATACGGATTATACGCTTTTAGTACCCCTGCCACGAAGCGGAGGCGCTGCGGCGGTCGGGTATCTCGACCCGAGCAACACGCCTAAGGCCGAGGCCGGGGATAAACGCATATACGCCCGCGATTCGTCCGGAGCCGTAGTCGTAGAGGTGTGGTTAAAGAATGACGGGACGGCGCTGGTATCGAATGATAACGGGTCCATAGAGCTAGCCCCCGACGGCGGTACTAAAGCCACGACCCCCTCCGCTACGTTCGAGGCGGCAGCGTCCGGATCGATTAAGGGCATTAACGGGTCGGGGTCTTTCGAACTACAGCCCGGCGGTAATTTCGTCGTAAATAACGTAGTGATAACTCCAGCGGGGGATATCACCACGCCTACGTCGGTAACAGCCCCGACCGTTGCGGCCGGCACCAGCTTAACGGCAGCGGGCACAGAGATAGTCGGGCATACCCATACGCAGGGGCCGGATAGCGGCGGTAACACAGAACAGAACACAGGAGGACCGGTGTAATGAGTCAGCAAGGCGACGTTAAATTATTCCAGACGAACGACGACGGGGACATAACGGTAACCGGCGGCGTAGTAGAAATGTCCGGGGGTTTAGAGACCGCGGCGTACCTCTCGCTATTCGGCGGTAATGAGGACGATGACGGGCGCGACGATAACCCTAATAATTGGTGGGGCAATCTTGACGAGGACGACCCGGCGGCGATATATCGAAGCGAAACACAGCATCTACTACAGGCGATCCCAGCGACTTCGGGTAACCTTTCACGTATCGAAGACGCCGCTAAACGTGATCTGTCGTGGATGATCGATAATAGAATCGCGTCAACTATTACCGTATCGGCTAGTATTCCGGCGCTAAATAGGGTAAAATTATCTATAACAATCGAAGCGAACGGCAAGGAGTCGAGCTTCGAGTACGTAGAAAACTGGAGGGCCTCCGTATGAGCTTAACGACCCCGACGACAAAAGATATAAGCGATAACATAATCGCCCAGCTGGAAGCGTCTTTAAATCAGACCATCCCGCTCCTCCCTAAAGCCTTTAACCGCGTACTGGCTAAAGCTATCGCAGGCGTGTTTATCATCCTTTACAAGTACGGCGGCTTTATGTTCCTACAGATGTTCGTACAGACGTCCAGCTCGGTAGACACGGAGGTAAACGGTAAAACGGTAAACCCTCTAACGCAGTGGGGCCGTCTTATCGGCGTAGGCGACCCTGTGGCCGCCACTAATGCAGAGCTCCTTATCGATGTAACCGTAGAGGTGCAGACGGGTAGCATACTGTCCGGTACGCAGCTCGTAAACTCCGATAACGGCGTAACGTATATAACTATCGGCGAAGTGCTACTTAACGCGGCCACGGTGCAGGCCACGATACGCGCAGTATCCGACCAGGCGGACGGCGGTGGCGCGGGGGCTATTGGTAATCTGGAGCCGGGCGATATTGTATCCTTCGCTAACGCCCTGCCAAACGTAGCGAGAGCCGCCACTGTGGACTCCCAGATCGTAACCGGTGCGGACGCCGAGGACGTAGAAGTCTATCGCCAGCGCATTATCGACCGTTTCCAAAAGAGACCGCAGGGCGGCGCGTACGCCGATTATCAGGCGTGGGGCGAAGAGGTCGCGGGGATCGTGAATGTCTACCCATACACGAGCGTATGCCCTGGGCAGGTAGACTGCTACGTGGAAGCCACGCCGGAGAGTTCCGGTAACCCGGACGGCGTACCGACTACCGCACAGCTGGAGGCCGTCCTAGAGGCTATCGAGCTTAATTCCGCGGGCCTCGCTACGAGACGTCCCGCTAACGCTCTGGCGAATACGCTACCTATAGAGCGTACGGACTTCGAGGTCCGGGTTACGGGGCTATCAGTAGACAACCCGGCCACGGTGCAGACAGATATAACTACGGCGCTGGAGGAGTATTTCCTAGATCGAGAGCCGTACATACCGGGGCTATCCGTCCCGCCGCGTAAAGACCGTATCACCCGTAGCGCCCTCGGCGGTGTGGTCGATGATATCGTTAGCGCCGCGGGCGGGATCTTTACGTCGGTAATATTGCTTCAATCTAGCGTAAGCACGGAGCTCTACTCACTCGGAGAGGGTGAGAAAGCCAAGACGAGTACGGTAACGTTTATATGAAATTCTTTAGAATGTTTACTCACCTGCTGCCAAACGCTCGCGCGTGGCGCCTTATGGTGGATAAACAGTTACGCCAGTTTTTCGAGGGTCTCGCGCCCACGGGATCGGACGCGGTATCCTTCTTTGACGGCGTATGGCTGGACTTATTCCCAGAGACTACGCGAGAGCTGGACGCGTGGGAGTCACAGTTCGGACTACGTGATACCGGATTAACCGAGCAGGAGCGCAGGGACCGACTCGCGGCGGCGTGGTCCGCTACGGGCGGGCAGGACCCGCGGTATATCCAGGACACGCTGCAGGCTAATGGCTTTGACGTTTACGTACATGAATGGTGGGTGCCGGGCACGGAGCCGCCAGTCGGGGGGAAATATAAGAAGGTAACGCTGTATATGGAAGCGGGAGAGAGTATCGCACAGTGTGGAGAAGCGGCCGCGAGCTGTGGGGACTCTGCGATAGTAACCACGTCGGAGAGATGGTGTAGCACACCGCGTAACCCTCTGGAGTGGCTACGGCAGGTAACGGGCGATACGGTGTATATCGTAACGTGTGGTAACCTTGATGCCACGTGTGGTAACCTCGACGCTACGTGTGGGGCTACAGACTCCCCCGCGGGTTACGCGCTCGTAAATAAGATCTACAGCTCCGTACCGGACTACCCTAACACCTGCGGCAACCCGGATACGACCTGCGGTAACGACGACGCCACGTGTGGCTACTTTATGGGTTTCAGAGACGTTCTTAAGGAATATACGGTCCCAGCAGATGCTACTAAATGGCCGTATTTTCTTTATATCGGCGGTGAGACCTTCGGGACTCTAGCGCAAGTAGACCCCGCTAGGCGTGACGAATTCGAGGATTTATGCCTTAAAATTTGTCCTACTCAGCAGTGGTTAGGTATACTTGTAGAATACACTTAACGGAGATTAATTATGGCCATAAACCCATCCACAGAATTTTCGGGGCAGATAAACGCTCCGGATGCTAATTACACGTACGGTTCTGCCCGTAACGATACTGTCTCTGGAGACCGCCTCGGCACGCCGTGGGTAGCTGCTCTCGTTAATGATATCTTCGGCTTTCAGCAGGCGCTATTAAAAGAAGCGGCTATCGTGCCGTCCGGATCACCGGAAACGCAGCTCGTATCCCAGTACCTCGACGCGGTACGCAAGATAACGAATACGCGGGCTAAGCCCCATAACATAACCTCAGACGCTAACTACACGCTTACCGCGGAGCAGAATAAATACCGCAGAGTCATGATCACAGATACCGGTGTAATCCTCTCAGCCGCGCGTGACATCATCGTGGACGATACGGAGCGCCGCTTGCTTCTCGTAAACGGTACGGCGGAGATACTTACGTTTAAGACCGCCGCAGGTACGGGCGTGGCGGTCAGTCCGGGCGACACCGTGGATGCTATTTGCGACGGTACGGACGTAGACTACGCAGTAAACACCCTCGGCGGCTTTTCGCTCGACCAGGTACTCGTAGTGGCAGAAGTTCAAACGAGCGGAACCTCTGGCGGGATCGTGAGCGCTACGGCGACATGGCTTACTCGGGTGCTTAACACGGCAGTAGTAAACACTATACCGGGCGCGTCTTTAAATGCGACCACGTACGAGGTAACCCTCCCCGCGGGTACATACGACTTCGAAGGGTCTGCCCCCGCGGAGCAGTGTAACTCTCATAAGACGCGTGTGTATAATGTTACGGCCGCGGCCGAGGTGTCCACAGTGTTCGGTTCTACGGAGAACGGGTCCTCCGCGGCGAACGTAACAACGCGATCTTTTATCAGCGGGACGGCCACTTTTTCCGTAGAGACTAAAATAAGGCTAGAGCAGATATTCGAGACTGCGGGGGAGCTCGGAAACCCGGGGTCGTTTACAGGCGTGGACGAGGGGTACTCCTTTGTCAAGATCAAAAAAATAGGATAATATCATGGCTATATCTCCTACAGCTAAATACCCCACTAAGACCACGCCGGTAAGCACGTCCTACCCGTACGGTGGAGCGCAGAATGTGACCACGCCGGGGGATAACACCGGTACGCCCTGGGAGGCAGAGCTCGTTAACGACATTCTCGGCTTTCAGCAGGCGCTACTGACCGAGGCGACGATCGTGCCGTCGGGCTCTGCGGAGACCGCGCTGGTATCTCAGTATCTCGATGCGGTACGTGCGATAGCGAAAGCCTCCGCGGGGGACACAACAGCCCGCCAAACAGTACTGTCATCGACACTCGACGCAAGCGGAGACGCAGGTTATTTGAGCATCACAGGAGCAGGCACGACGCTAACCATTGACGCTACGACCGACCCGCTTATCGCAACCTTCGCAAATGGCTTCGACGGCACCGGGAATGTTGATGATATAGCCGTTCAATCATCTGACATTGTAATCTCCTCAGGGTTCACGGGCACGGCTGGTAAGCGTTATATATACCTTGACTATGTGAGCGCAACATCAGTGACGGCGGCGGTGAGTTCAACCAGAATGACAGAGCGGTATGTATTTAATGCAACACCGACTACAGGCGAGACAAATCATGTCATCAATGAAGCCAAGTCATACTCATATAACGGCTCTACCTGGGACGCTGTGAAGCGTATCGAAGTCGGGCAGTGCGAGGTGGACGGCGCGGGTAATATCACGAGCGTAATGATGTATCCAAATGGTAAAAAAATACTTCACGCAAAGATTAGATTAACTCTAACTGATACATCCTTGCCTAGTGGGGTGTTTGTGACAATACCGTTCGATACAAAATCAAATGATGAATACGGGATATTCGATTCTTCCACTTACTCGCTGGTAGTCCCAGATGACGGCGAATACACTATAAATTCTGCTACTGGTATTATTTTAACTGCGGCAGTAACGACTGGTACGGCTTCAAATATATTTGTAAACGGAGCAGGTATTACTACATGTCAACATCGAGACGGTGGTAATATATGGGAGTCATTCCTTAGTAATACAACAGTGCATCTTAATGCTGGCGATGTTGTAACTATCGTAGCTAGGACAACGGTAAACGGGACAGCGTATGGGGTGTCACAGGCATACGCTACATACTTAGATATTATAAAGGCGAGATAATGACAACTCAAGCAATCGAACACATACTTGGGCGTACAGTAGACTTTGAAACAGAAGTTATATTGGCAAACGAGGGGCACGGTGTGTACATTAAAGAATGGAACGCACCTGAAACTCAACCGACTCAGGCAGACATCGACGCGGCTGTATTGGTAACAGATGCGGAACTTCAAGCCAAAGAGACAGAACGACAAGCCAAGAAAGCTGGTGACACTTACACGCTCAACGGCACTGATTACGTTATCCCATTCACTAAGTTTGACGGTGATGCTTTGGTGCAAGTTGAGACAGCCTTCCGCTACGGGCAGACGTTGACCAACATCGAATTTACCAACGGCACTGTAATGCCAATAACATCGGCAGAGCTTGCGGCGTTCGGGGCGTGGTTTGCTGCTAAGCGTAATGCATTTTTCCAATAGCTAATCATATGGTATAATATTACGATCAGGGGGCAGGCATGGCAGGTAACGGCGAAGAGCAGGCGGAACACCACGAAAAGGTAGGCCGCTTAGAAGCGGAAGTCCATACATTAACGAAAGCGGTGGAGAAACTCTTTGGCAAGTTCGATGAGTTTGTGGCCGCCAGCTCCCGCCCTATAAGTCTCGGGGTGATCCTCGGGGCCGGATCGTTTCTTTTAATGCTTATCGGCGCGCTCTTAACGTTCGTTACGTATGTATCTAACGCAAACGTGGCCCCGGTGGTCGGGCAGCTACGCCAGACTACAGACGCCGTACAGTCCGTTAACGCTATGGTAATGCAGAATGCCGGCGGGCTCCAACTCCTCAATAAAGAGATCTCGACTATCGACAATAAAGCGACCGGTAATCAGGATACGCTGCAGTGGATGATATTCGAGGAGAACCTCCCTAAACAGATCGCTAAGCTGCAGGGTGACCTCGATCTTATAAACCAGCGTTTAGACCTACACGTAAAACATACTACAGGAGCTAACAAATGACAACTAAACCCAAACCAAAACCGACGACACGCCCGAAACCTAAAGGTACTCCAAAGCCTAAACCACGTACTTACCCAGGGCCTAAGAAATGAAACGGGTAGCGCTTGTCGTAGGACATAAAGCTACGTCTCCGGGTGCAATTAACGAGGCGACCGGTACGTCGGAATTCGAGTTTAATCTAATGCTCGCTGAGAGCATAGCGGACGCGCTGGCCGGCACAGACGTGGAGTGCCCTATCGTACTCCGTAGAAGCTATAACGAGCTACCTGGCGACATTAACGAGCTTAACCCGGATTACGTGGTATCTCTGCACTGTAACGCCTTTAATACGCAGGCTACGGGGGTCGAGACGTTGTACTACCACAATTCCACCCGTGGGAAAGCTATGGCGGAGATCCTGCAGCGTAATGTAGTTAATGCTCTTAAGTTGCGCGACCGCGGAGTAAAGCCGAAGCACAGCGAAGACCGCGGCGGGTACCTGCTACGGTACACAGACGCGCCGTGTATTATCGCGGAGCCGTTCTTCATCGACAATAACGTGGACTTCGGCGTGGCTATACGCTACCAGCTGGATCTCGTCGATGCGTACACGTCCGCGATATTAGAAATAGCTGAGGGGGTGTAGCGTGAATCTTTTAAGTATCATAGGGAAAGTGGGCAGCGGTATTCTGCGCGACATGGTGCCGGGTGCCGGCGCGATCATCGACACAGTTAACGAACTGTTACCGGACGATAAGAAACTCCCAGCGAGCGCTACGGG